CCAGATAATTGCACTTGGTTAAAGTAATACGCTTGATTATATAACTCTTGAGCATGATACTCTAAACGAGCAACCTCTTCATGATCAGCTTTACTTAACTTTTTCTTAGACAAAACCTCATCTATCTGACCATCTATCTGATCAATAGCTTTAGCGACAGAATCAAAAATTTCGTCAAATGTTCCAGTCAAAGGAGGACTAGTGTTAAACGGATCTCTAACCCATTGATCTAAAGTCTTAGCTGGAGGAGGTGGAGCAAGTTGCCTATTCGCTACATAAGCATCAAAATCATCACCAGTAAAAACAACCTTTTGATCAACACCCTCCATACCTTTTACTTGTTGTTCTCTCCAAGCCCTTTCTAAATCCTCAAAACTAAGATCATACTTGCTCTTAGCACCAGCACGCATATAAAGACCAGGCTGAACTTCAACTACTCGACCTGTATCTACCAAAATTTGGACAGCTCTACGAGCACGCTCATCAGCTACTTCCAACCTTGAAGGCAAAGCAGGCCGACCTTTAGGATCAGCAGGGTTTCGTATTACAGTAGGACCAATTGCCTCATCAGCACCAAGACGTTCACCCTCTATAGTTTCTATACGTTGAGTCTGTAAATCTTTAGGTTGAATACCATCTTCAGGAGCTTTCTGACGGCCTTTTCCAACTGGTCTATCTACTTTATTGTACTGTTCAACAACATTTTCTAAAGTAAACGTATCCCCAAAGTATCCTTGTGCACCAATTTGCCCAGTCCTAGGATTAGCAACTTCAGTTTTGCCATAAATCATGTCATTAACAAAACGAGCAACACCAATATCTTGCACAACAGTATCAGTAGTAGTACCAACACCATACAAATTGCCAAACACTCTAGGAATAACCTTAGAACCTTTATAAAACCTGCTTGGGTTAATAGCTATACCATTCTTTTTAAACCATTGATACAAAGGCTGAGTGCCAGGGACATAGAATCTTGCCCTGCCAGCACCAAAAGCTAAACCGCCACCTTGACGTTGCTTGATCTTAGCCATGTTGTTTTTAATTTTGCGTTGCTTATCCTTTATTAACGCAGAAACCTCATCCTCACCTATATCAAGTTCATCAGCTAAACCTTTAGCACGATCTTTTAGACGATCAGCTCTACTAACATTCCCAGCTTTCTGAGCTTTTGCACCTTTTTGAAGTGTTTGCGCTAACTTTGTTCCAGTTCCACGAGTCATTGTTGCACCAAAAACAGACTCTAAAATCTCATCAACAAGTTCTTTAGAATAATTATTACCTACAGTTTCCTTTAGTTTTACTTCAAGTTTTTTCCACGGAATGTTATTATCCATGCCCTCTTTAAGCAAGAAAGCAATTTCATCAACTACTCCATCAGAAGTTCTACTAATCAAACCACCTTTTTTAACAGCTCCAGCAGTCCCAAGAAACGACTTTAAACCTTTTTCGCTAGCTCTACCAGCACGAATAGTACCAGCCGCCGCTTTCATAGTGTTCTTAAATATCGCACCGACACCTAACGTTGCCCACGTTACAGGATCAAAAATAACATCCCCAGCAAAGTTAGTAATAGAGCCGAGGACAGGAACATTCTTTAACGGGTTAAAACCAGTTTCATTAAAATCAATACGACCATCTTGATTAAGGTCGTACTGTGAAGCATCAGTTTGTTGACTATCAAGCCAGCCTTGCAGTTCTTTCCTGCCAGGTATTATGTGAGACATACCAAACGTAGCAAACGCCGATACATCTATACCAGCTTCAAGTAACCTAGATCCAGCACTAGCAAACTCACCGTTTTTTATATCCATAACTATCTTATACGTAGCCTGTAACGGTCTATCTATCTGGCCAAACGCCCAACCAACAGCAGACAAAATCGGGTTAGGTCCCTTCGGTGGAACATAAAGCTCGTCAAATGTCAGATCATAATCCGTTTCAATTAGTATCATGTGTTTAAACGGTTCGTAATCTTTCATCATGTGCAATATTTGTTGCGACAAAGCCTCTGACTGTTCGTTACCTGATACTTTAAGGTTAGCTCTCATAGCTAACGAAGCTAGCTCACGTATATTTTCAGCGGCTTCGGGGCCAGCTTGCTGTATACGTACGATATCTTCTTCAGCTAATTTAAAATCTGCTTCAGCTTTTTCAATAGCCGTATTCTTAGCGTTAGTTAATGCTTGTTGTTGTTGCCATTTAACATAAGCAGGGTTAACTCTTTTCTTAGAAACAAATTCTTGCCCAGTTACACCAGTACTGTACTGTGTAATAATGTCTTGAATTGATTGCTCATTAACATTAAACGATGTTGCAGGAACAGGATTCAAATAACTCTGCAAAATATCTGCCTGAGTCTGAGCATCATCTATGTCATAACCATCAGGTATAGTTGTCTCACTAGCAAATATATTCTCCCCTAACAAAGGAGTTTCATTGCTTACGTTAGAGCTATGCCCAGCTAATGCTTCTAATGCCTTATTTATATCCATGACTAGAATACGGCAAAGTTAGAATAATCTGCCGGATTGTATGTAAATTTAGGAGGTGGACCTGAATTTATTATTTGTTGTTCTCTTGCTTGCGCTCTAACATTTTGATCAGCCATAGCACGCAAATACGCTTCTTCCTGTGCTTTCTTTTTAGCTAACGCTTTTTCATACATTGCCTGGACCCTGCCGCCTTCCCTGTCAGGGCCTGATGCGTATTTAGGAAAAATTTCTCTTGTATCAGTATTAATATTTGGGGAAAAACCTTCGCTAGCTAAAAGAGCCATAGCCGCTTGTTGAGCTTCAGTTCTACCTTCATCTGCCATGCCAGTAATCTCTGGCACAAGCCCTGAATCTCTACGTGCAAACCCAGTATTTAAATTCTTTAGTGTGTCAACAGCTTCTTCAACAGAATCCGCATCCCCCACTTTATTTATGTCACGCCTTTCTTTACGTGTCAGAGCTCCACGAGGATCGTTTGTTCTTGCTTGAGAAGTTAACAACTCTTCAAGACCTTGCATAAGAACATCATCACTAACATTCCCAAGTTTATGCGTACGACTAATACCCGTACCAAAATCAGGTATTTCTTCTTCTAATTTCCTTATATCAGTTTCAGTTTCTTCTTTAATTTTTTCCTCTTTTGCTTCTTCTGTTTCTTCAGGCTCTCCTGTTTCTGGATTTATTTCAGTATCTGTCGCACTAGGCATGTCAAACATAGATTGAACTACGCCTGCTCTACCACCAATATCAGGAGTTTCGCCATTAGTTACTAACGTTGCGTCAATAAGAATGTCAGCAAATTGGCCTAATTCTTGGGTAGTTACACCACCCATGCTTTCTAACTGCTCAAAATTAGAGCCATACGTTTGTTCTAATTCGCCCATAGCAAGCAACTTAGCTACTTCACTAGTAGCACCCATACCAATAAATCCATTAAAGCTTTCATTAAATTTTTTATAACCTTCCTTAAGCTCGGTAGCGCCTGTTGTTTCATTAACATTGTAAAAAGTTGAGTGTTGCCAAGCATCATGCACACCGTACATATTGGCCAAAACACCACCAATGTTGTATCCATTATCATCTTGTAAAATCCCTGGGTTAGCCCAACTAAAATCTTGAAGAGGGCTACCAACGTGAGGGAACGCTTCCTCAACAGTCATGCCTAAAGCTTCTGCCGCATCTGCTAATACTTGAGCATCCTCATCTATATCATCTTCTGGATCATCTTCATCAGTATCTGGACCGCTACCACCACCGCCACTAAAACGAGTTTCTAAAGAATCTATTCGAGAATCAACATACTTCTCAAACATAGGCAAACCAGCTTCCATAGACTCTATATAATTCTGCATCATATTATTAGACATTTGCATACTCTGATCCAAAGAAGTTTGCATAATAGCCAACTCAGCAGAAACCAACTCTAAAATATCTTCATAACCAGCACTCGCACCCATAGCCTCAGGCATAGTAATATTGCCAGGCAACTGAGCCATATCGCCAAGAACCTGATTTTGCAACGATGCAGTATTAGTAGCTATTTCATCACCAAACTGAGCAACACTAGCTGTACCTTGAGCATATTGCTCATTAACAGCCGCAGAAGCTTCATCATAAGAAGGATACAAAGCCTCATCGACAGGGGTATTTTCAACAAAATTAGTAGCCATTTATCCTCCTGCCTGGAAAATCCCTAACGTTTCATAGGATTCTCGTTCTTGTTCTAACTTATCTTTAATCAATTTATCAGCCGCTACTTGCTTATCTTGCTCTGCAACATTATACGCATTTAACAAATCACGTTGAAAATCAGACTCAGCAAGCAAACGCTCTTCAGTTAAATCTCCAACACTTCTAGCCGTCTGACCGCCAAATGCCATGCCACGACCAGCCGCTTCATTAACAGTTACGTTTTTAGCTTTATCAAACTCAAGATCATACAACCCTCCAGAACGAGAACCTGACATAAGTTGGTTACGTTCAGAAGCGCCTTCAGGTCCTTCATATAAACCGAAGTTACGAGTAGCTTGTTGTAATAGCCGTTCGTAATTCATCTTCATTGTTCGATTAATGTTTGCTTTGTCCATGCCAAAAGCGGCCATAAAGCTTGCGTATGCAGGGTCACCTAATAGTTCTTCTCGTGCTGTTATGTTTTCAAATGGGTCAGGTCTAGGTTCTTGTTCTCCAACGGAACCTTCGATAAGGTTGCCATCAACAAGTGGTTTCAATGTATTATCAAGAAAATTAAAGCCATCAGGGTAAAGCTCTTCCATAGTAATTTCTGGGTTATCTTTACGCATGTTCTCAGCGATCCAACTAGCTAACGTGCCACTACCCTTTCCGTAACCACCTGGCAAAAGTCGTAAGTCTTTTGTTTGCATCATTGGAGGTTCGCCCCAATGGGCAGGGTAATCAGTCTTATTAGGGATATCATCTCTAAAGTCAGGTTCCCCAAAAAATTCAGGGTCAATATCGTCAGTTGTTTCACCAGTTTGAGGCAAATTAACAGTTTGACCTGGCCTAATAAGGTTAGGGTTATCAGCGTATTGAGGGTTAAGGCGAATTAACTCTTGATATGTTATTCCGTTTTCTCTAGCTATTTTGTATAAAGAATCGCCAGATTGTACCGTATACGCCATATGAGTATGTTACTCCTCTTCTTCCGGCTTGTCATTAAGCATTTGCTGTAGTTTCTGTATCTGTAGCTTCTGTAAACAGATCGTTAGTTCTTTGTTGAACATCCTGTTCATTTCTGCTACTAATTCTTCGTTTGTAATATCCATTCTTCTCCTAACTTGGTGGATCTGGGAACTCAGCCGTGTCAGCAGGAGTCCATGATGCTGGGAAATCTCTTAACTGTTGCCTGTATGTAGCCCATTCAGCTTTCTTACTATTGCTTAAAGGACTGTCTGTATACTGTGTCCAATCAGATTGCGTTAATAGCATATCACGATGACCACGCATAGTATCTACACGCCATTTATCTTCTAAACCTTCTACAGCGAACTCTACCATCAAGTCAACAACCATTATGCTGTCCTGTACCATGCGTTAACATACATTATACAACTAGTAGTCCAAGATGCTGGAACTGTTTTCTTGCAGAAGGCTTGCAAAACATACGATGAGCTTGCAATGTCGGCATAGAAAATTACGTCACTATTAACTTCAATTATATTCACAGAATATATTGTGGAACCGGAAGGGCGAACCCAACCTTTTCCACCTATTGAATACGTCATGTTAGAAGTAGGAGTAGGCAATCCGCTACCTGCTAACTGCAATCTAAAGTAATCAGTAGCATGAAACGTAGTAGTGCTACCTCCTACAAATTGCATCTCCCAAAAAACAAGATCACCAAAGCGCAAATACCGTGCGTTAATAGTAGCATTACCATTATCCGTAATGCCTTGTTCCCACACAGGAGTAAACGTTGTCCACGAAAGAGATGAATTATCAAGCATATTTAACTCATCAGCGTTAGCAGTAATAGCAGTACCATTCAACGTAATATCACCAGTTGCCAAAGAAGACAACGTACCAACACTCGTCAAAGAAGAATTAACCACAGACGATTTTAACGTAGTACCACTCAAAGTATTAGCATCAGCAGTTACTGTAATAGCCGCCGTGCCATCGAAATCAACACCGTTAATAGCTCTAGCTGTAGCCAATGCCGTAGCAGTTGCCGCATTACCAGACGTAGCTTGATTACCTCCAGTATTAACACCTGGCAAATCAATGTTACCTGTTCCATCGAACGAGACACCACCTATGTTTCTAGCAGTTGCTAAAGCAGTAGCTGTTGCCGCATTGCCTGAAGTGTCTTGGTTTCCTGTTGCGTTTACACCATTTAAGTTAATGTTTGCAGTTCCGTTAAAAGATACGCCACCTATAGTTCTGGCTGTTTCCAGCGCTGTAGCAGTTGCTGCATTGCCAGATGTATCTTGATTGCCAGCACTGTTAACTCCAGCAAGATCTATGTTGCCTGTACCGTCAAAAGAAACACCACCTATGTTGCGTGCTGTTTGTAATGCTGTAGCTGTACCAGCGTTACCACTAATATTTGTCACACCCGTAATGTAACTGTAAGAAAGTATTTTATCTTGAACTGCCGCACTCGTCATTAATGTCGTATCATTATCAGCAAATGACTCACTACCTGTTTGAATGGAAGCACCAGCAAACTCAGACACAGTAAGGCCCGAAACATTGAGGGTAACGGCTCCACTCGCACCTCCGCCCGAAAGTCCGGTTCCTGCCGTTACCCCCGTAATATCTCCGGTGGCAGTCGTATATCCGTAAGACTCAATTTTATCTTGGATAGCGGCGCTAGTCATAACTGTAGTGTCATTATCTGCAAAAGATTCACTACCTGTTTGTATAGTAGCGTCAGCAAAATGCGATACAGCTAAGTCAGCTACAGCTAAAGAAACACCTCCGCTAGTTCCTCCACCAGACAATCCGCTACCTGCGGTAACTCCAGTAATATCTCCAGTAGTAGTGCTGTAGCCATAACTTTCTACTTTGTCTGCTATTGCCGCACTTGTCATAATTGAAGTGTCGTTATCAGCAAAAGATTCAGCGCTAGTTTGAACCGTAGTTAATGAAACACTGTCGAGCTTTACTCCAGTTGCTTGTATCTCTCCTTGAGTTTGACGCAAGTTTCCATTAAGTACTAGTCCAGTACCGACGTTAAGAGAAGAATAAATAGGACTATCGTCATCAAAATCAGTATTTAAATCATTAATATAATCAAGCCAAGCCGTCATGTGTTTATGTTAGTTAAAGGAGTTTGCGGTTCATACGCATACTCAACCGTTACTTCATTAAAAGCTACAGACTTAATACCTGTAACGCTTACATTTATTTGAGAACACAAAGGCATTCGACCAGGGCGCAAAACTACACGACCTTGCTTTGGTTTATACACAGTCCCAGAAGTAGAACTTAATTCAGTAGCGTCTAACGAACCTACAGTAATAGTACTTATTTCATCACCTTGATGCACACAATCAGCTTTAACAGTAAACGCAGGTGTAGTAAAACCACTAGAGTTCCAAAAATCAAAATCAATAATAACTTTTTCTATAGCCGCAGACGTTTTTTCAGGAGGCCTATACGTAGCTAACCAAATAGCGCCTTCAAATCTGTCA